ACTGACATTGTTGAAGGTGCCACAGATGTAGTCGATGCTTTTAATGACCTTTCAGAAGAAAAGCAGGACATGGTATTATTCGGGGCTGCAGTGGCGGCTGCTTTAGGGCCAGTTCTTTCGATAGCCGGGAACTTATCTATTACTATAAGTACATTGACAAATGTAATTGCAAGCGCAGGAGGTTTGACTGCTGCAGTTAGTGGTCTAGCAAGTAAGTTCGGTGCTTTTGCTGTTGGTGGAGCAGTTGCTGGAGCAATTGCATATTTTGTAAAAGGGCTCAAAGATGCTAAAGAACAAATTGATATGATCAATAAAGGAATAGATGGATTGACTATCGCACAATTAAATGAAAAATTAGCTGCCCTTGAAAAAGAAAAAGCAAAATTAAATGAATTAATCAGCAGAGGGGATGAAGGATTATTTGTTGACACTTCACATGCAGAAGAAAGACTTGAAAATATCAATAAAAAAATCAAAGAAACTAAAACTCAAATTTCCGAATTAAAAGAAAAACCAGAACCAGCAAGTTCAGCTGATGAAGGGGATAGCGGTTCTGACACCGGCGGCGGAGAAGGAGGCCCCACTGAACTAGAAACTCTCCTTTCTGACTTAGATAAACAAATAGAGGATTATAACTTTGAACAAAGATTATCCGATATTGGCATAACTTGGCTGCAAGAAATAGAAAAAATAGAAAGAGAGAAGAAAAAAAAGTTAATTACGGCAGATCAGTTGGGCGCAAGTGATGAAACATTAAAAGAAATAGAACAATTCTATGTTCGACAGGTTGGAGATGTTATCGAGAATGCCAAAGAAAAATCACTTGAATTAGAAGAGCAACATGAAGATGAAATAGCTATTCTCCGTAGAGAAGGTGAAGAAAAAGAATTAGAACGATTAAGGCAGCAAAAACAAGCTGAATTAGATGCAGCGAAGGGCAAAGAAGATGCTCTAGATGAAATTAGAGAAAAATATAAAATTAAAAGGCAGCAAGTTCGTGATAAATATGATGAAATAGAAAAGCAAGCAGCAGAAAAATTACAAAATGAATTAGCTCTTATCCGAACACAGGGTAAAGAAAAGGAATTAGAAAAACTTGAACAATGGTTTGAAGATGAGCAGGAAAAAGCGAAAGGTAATGAAGAGGCTTTAACTGCCCTTAAAAAATTATATAAAGAAAAAAGACAGGATATTGAAGAAGAATATGCCGGAAAAGAACAGGAACTACAAGATGAAAGAATGGAAAATAAGTTTGCGCTTAATCAAATTTCATTACAGCAATATAAAGAATACCTCCAGGAAAGGCTGAAAGATTATGAAGAATACACAGATGAATGGCTAAAACTGAAAGAAAAAATAGATAATCTTGAAGTAACTCCCGTCGAAGTCGAAAGTGAATATACCGAAGAACTAGAATTACTCAAACAAAAAAATGAAGCTTTTGGAGATAGTTTTGATTTTGTGGCTGAAAAGACTAAGTTAGTCAAAGATACTTTAGATAGATTAATCGAAACCGGTAATAAAGACTCTTTAATTTTTACTGAGCTTAATAACCTATACAACAACTTAACCGGTGATGATGAGGCTGGATCCCTTAACTGGATGACTGACGCTTTTGTTGATTTAGGACTTGAAATTGAAACAGCTAATAAGAAATTCAAAGACTGGAAGCAAGACCTTGTAAACGGATTATCGGATGCGATAGTGAAAGGTGAAGATTTAGGAGATGTCTTTTCTAATATAGCCGACCAGATTGCAGCAATGGTTATTAAAAAAGAAATTGTACAGCCATTTGTTAATTGGGGATTAGGGGAAATAGGACTTGGCTCTGCTCATGAAGGCGCTTATGTATCTCCGAGGGGTCTGATACAGGACTTGCCCAGTTATCACTCTGGCGGTCTTCCTGGGCTTGATAGAGATGAGACAATTATCAAGGCTCAAACCGGTGAAAGAGTATTATCACGGGACCAGAATGAGGCCTTATTGAGCGGCCAGCTTGGTGGAAATACAAATGTAACATTAATACAGGCAGTTGACTCTAAGTCTTTTCAGCAGATGTTAGCAGAAAATCGGGCCACTGTTACTCAGCTATCAGTTGAGGACATAATGAAAAATGGCCAGCTCAGAAAAGTATTAAAGCAATATCTATAAGGTGATGATAATATATGGCACTACAAAAATTTGATTTTGAATACAAGAACGCATGGCAGGATGAAATCGGATATAATACCTTAGTTACAAAAATGGAGTCTGGAAAAGAACAGCGAAGGGCAAAGGGTTTGCCCCGCAGGAAATTTACTTTGCAGTTTGATAAAACTACAAATTACAATGATGACTCTCAAGCAATCTGGGATTTCTTTGTGGCCAGAAAAGGAAGATTTGAGCCTTTTTTGTTTGATTGGAAAAAAGCTGATGGAACTGTTGAAGAAGTGACAGTTAGATTTGCTCAGGATAAATTAAGCAGAGAAGCATTCTTGACTAAGGCTTACAGTTTTGGCTTGACTTTAATTGAGGTGATATAAATGCCTAAAGACATTAACACAATAATCGAAACATTAAAAGATAATCCAGAAAACATGCCTTTTGAGATCTATCAAATATATCTTGATGAAGAAACATTATATATGGCCTGTTATCCAGAAGATGTTCAATTCTTTGATGAAAACGGAAATCCACAAACTTATTATGCAGCTGCATTATCAAGACAGTCTGTAAACACAAAAACAGATACGGAAGTAGATACTACAACAGTTTCTATAGATAATGTGAGTCGTGATATGTCAGCGTACATTGCAAATACTGAATTTGTCGGAAGAAAGATTGTGATTTGGAAGGTCTTTCATGAAGATTTATCTAGTGCAGATAATTATGTTCCCATTTTTGAAGGATATATGGATGAACCAAAGATAACTCAATATTCAATGAGCGTAACTGTAGTTTCTAGTTTAGATACATTGAATAAGAAAGCACCGGCTAGAACTTTTCAAACTAGTTGTAATTGGCAGTTTGGCAGCACAGAATGTGGTGTTACTGCTCCAAGCAAAACAGGAATAATTGAAAGTATTTCGCCGAATCATATGACTATCAACGATAGCAATATAACAGAAGCAAGTGGTTATTGGAAACATGGAAGTATAACTATTGATAACGAAACTAGAGTAATCAAAGAATCAGGAAGTGGGTATGTAATAGTGGAGTATCCTTTCAGTGCTGATGTTGAGGGTGGAGATAATTATGATATGGAAGCTGGTTGTGACAAGTCTTACGACAGCGGACATGGTTGTACCCATTGGAGCAACACAGATTATTACGGTGGGTTTTTATCAATTCCAAAAATTAAGGATATTAGAGAAGTATGATAGATACAGGAAAATATGTCGGTCGCAAATATGAACACAACGGAAGAAAAGACACTCTAGATTGTTTGGGTTTACTAGTGTCTTTTTTACGAGATAATGGAATTTATCTTCCTTCTAATGATGGGGAATTAATAAAAAAGAATTGGTTTGAGGATAACCCTAATAGATTAATTGAAGGTTTATCCCGATACTCAAACAGGATGAATATAGAGGAAATAGAGCCACTAGATATAGTGGTTTTTTCTTTTAGGGGTATACCCAGACATGCAGGTGTTATGACTGATAGAAGTCATTTTATCCATGCTAGAGAAGGTAAAAAAGTTGCAGTTGTTAGATTGAAACATTACAAGAGATTCTTACACTCTTGTTGGAGAGTGAGGTGAGCAAATGGGTGATGTAGGACAAGCAATAGGAACAATTGTTGGTGGTGTTATAGGATTTGTAGTTGGAGGTCCCAATGGAGCACTTAAAGGAGCTTCTCTTGGATATTCTCTTACAGCTCCAGAACCAAAAGCTATGGAAAGTAGTGCAACATATAGTTTTGGCACCACATATAATACTAGATCTCAAAAATTACCTATTCCTATTGTCTATGGAAAAAATAAAATTGCAGGTAATACTATTTTCGAAAATATAACAGGTTCAAACAATGAAAATATAGCTATGCAAGTAGCTGTTTCAGAAGGACCAATACAATCAATTACAGATATAAAGGCAAATGAGGTTAATATAGATTCGGATACTACTGTAAGATTAGGAACAAGAACTCAATCAGCTCATTCGGTAAATACAGAAGGCCAAACTTTTCCATATACAGCATACATTACAGCAGAACTAACAGCTAATGACCAAATTTCAGGCAATCCTACTATTACTTCTATAGTAGAAGGAAGGAAAGTTGAGGTATGGGATGGCTCAAGTTGGGTTGAACAATATAGCAATAATCCAGCTTATTGTCTTTTAGATTTTATAACCAATTCTAGATACGGCTTAGGGATTGACAAGTCAAAAATTGATTTAGAAAGTTTTAAAACAGCAGGAAATCACTGCGATGAACCGGTTGATGGAGAAGCTAGATTTGAATTAGATTATGTTATAGATACTAAAAGATCTTCATTAGACCACATTAATGATATATTAGCTACTTTTCGAGGTTTTCTAATCTATGCAGGTGGGGAAATAAGATTAAAAATTGATGCACCAGATACAATTGTACAGTCTTTCGATATGGATAACATTATTGCAGATAGTTTCAATTATTCAAAGACTTCCAAGAATGAAAGGTATAATCAATTGACTATTGAATATATAGATCCTAGCAATCATTGGGAACCAATTGGCGCAAGGGCTTCTATAGATACAAAAATACAAAGTGAAGGTATTAATGAAGATACTATTCAGTTATATGGTATTAATAGATTTTCACAAGCAGGTAGGATGGCAAAATTCTATCTAAAGAAATCCCTATATTGCACTATTTTTGCTAGTTGGAAAGCCGGTATAGATAGTATGCACTGTGAAGTTGGCGATGTAGTTGAAGTTACTCATGATTTACCTGGTTGGGTTGATAAGAAATTTAGAATTTTAGAGATATCAGAAGAAGAAAATGATGAGATGAGAATATCTGCTATTGAATATAACGAAGCAATCTATAATGATGATGGTGTTGTTGAGCAGATCAAGAAAGACAGCAATTTACCTAATCCTTTTGGAGCTCCTGACAGTGTTACTAATCTATCATTAATTGAAAATTATGATGTATTAAAAGACGGAACTTGGATACCTGGGATAAATGTCAGTTTTGATAGACCAGATTATATCGTCTGGAATTCTGCAAATATTTATATTTCTGATGATGATGGAGCAACTTGGAATTATATTACTAATACAAGCGATGGAGAATATACGATTAAACAACTACCTCCGGATACTTATAAGGTTAAAGTGGTATCTAAATCTAAACAAGGCCGAAAAGAGGACTTTGGCACCGCCAATACTGGCCAGATTACGGTTTCCGGCAAAGATGCAAAACCCTCTGATGTCAACTGGGGAACATGTGATTTTGATAGGACTATCATTTTACGCTGGCAGC